TTCCAGTTGCGTTATCTCCAACTTTTACTATAGTCCCATTTTGTGTAAGATTTCCTCTAGACATATCCGACACAATGGATGTTTCGCTCCAAAGGTACTCAATAGAAAAGAACTTTTCGGGGTATTCATTGTAATATAGAAGGCTTTTATCAGCCTTTAGGAACAACGGTTTAATACATTGGTCTATTAATTCATCTACTCCCAACACCGCAAGGTCAGCGGACTTGAAAGTAATTCCTAGTGTATCACTTTTGTAAAACCTACCATCTTCGGCAACAGCTTTCACATTCTGGTACAATCCGGTTGGGTCATTCAATTTGGCAAACCTAGAATGTCCTGAGAACGTTCTGTTAACAGATTTTACTTTTCTTATAGCATTGTCTTTCAGGAAAAATTGATTATAATCCTGACCAGTGATCATTCTGTTCTGAGTGAAGTAAACTCTATTGGCTCTAGTTCTGATATCTGAATTACTATCACTAAAAGCAGCATTGACCAAAGAATCTTTCAATGAAAGGGTCAAAGTCAAAAGAAAAATAGTTCCATCTACTACGTAAGGGATAGTTAAAACCTGATTTGCCAAATCATTCGGTCTTACAATTTGTGGTTGTGGATTGGATGTTCTGTACCAAAATCTAAATTGTCCAGTAGGAATAGCTCCAAATTTACCATCACCAAATCGAACTCGCACTCTGTCGTTTTCAAGTGTGTCGATTTCGAATACTTCTCTGGAATCTTCTCCTGCCGGAGGAACATTGAAAGAAACTCCCTCACCAAAAACAGTATCAATTTGGTCCCATATTGATATCACATTTCCTTGTTCATCAATTTGCTCAACAAAGAAATCGTCTCTATTGATATTTTGAACATCGATAGTTTCTATCCGCACCACTTCTGGGGTATTGAATTCTCTGTCAGTAAATGTTAAAGTACCCTGCTTAGTCTCAAAAAAGAAACCAGTATTGTTAGAAGCTAAGCCTCTTCCGTCTTGACGAAAAAAGATATGGAATGCATTATTGGGATTAGGGGGTACTTCAGTAGGGTTTCCGTTATCTTCGTCAAGAAGAGAGTTGACAACCTCAAAAGGAAGATTCACACCATTTACTGTAGTAGAAAAAGGGAATGTCCCTCCAGGAGGGGCCAGGGAGTTAAATCTATGAAGATCGATCCTACCATCTTGATCTTGGAACCTAGCCAAAGGTCTGCCAAACTTAGAACGAGTGGTGAAAGCGGAATTCATAACAAGAATAAACTGCTCAAACCAGTCCTCATTGGCCGGGTCAGTCCAAATAATATCTCTATCCTGAAGAGGAATATTATTGGAATCAAAGAGAGGTTGGTTTGTTTTGATTCTATCGACTCTGATAAATCCACTAGCGCCTTTTACTCTGTTGACCTTGTAGGCTACAAGCTCCGCAAGCCTTATAAGACTATCTCGTCTCTCTGCCGTAGAAAGGAAATTTTCTCTAGTATTGAGATCGATACGGAAACTAATGTTCTGAGAAAGCCAAGCAAGAACTTCAACTTTCATGACGAATTCGCTGCTCGCTATCCAATCATTAAACTCTTCTGGAAACACATCCCTAAGATGGTCAAATATAGCAGCCGTAAGATTGTCAAAATCATAAGCTCTAAATTCAACATTCTGGATAGCATCATAGATTCTTATCCAGTCTTCACTTACGAAAAGGGTGTTTTGTCGCTGAAGCGTGCCCATTATGCTCGTTCCTCAAACATGACTATGAAATTAACGTTCATATCAAATTCAATCAATAACAAAGATATATTCAATGTAATCCTTCCTCTATCTATATCCACTTCTACACTAACTTCCAGTGGGGATACCCGAGGATCTTCACTGAGTATTCTCTGGGCATCAGCTATTACAAGATTTTCTGTCCGAACATCCGAGAGATCAAAGAGCAAATCGTGTATAATAGAACCAAAATCGGGTCTTCCTCTACGATCACCTAATTTCGTCTCGAAATGGTTTAACAAATCTCTCTTGACCAAATTAGCATTGAACGCCCTAGTATCAACACTTTTAACGCCAGCGGAGGAAAAACCACGATATAAGGATGCAACCATTGACTTGTTTTCCTTTGAAACATATATAGAAAGGTCTTCAGACCACCGAGTATTTATCAATCATTTTCGTCACCATAAACATATGGCCGGGGGGTATGCCTATGCAAATAAAAGATTCTCACGTTTTCGTGAAGTCCTACACAGAGCCACTAACCAAAGAACAGGAGTACAGTCTTTTTGAAGAATTACAAACAACAGAAGACCCAATCATCAAGAAAAAACTAACCGAGAAGATAGTAAGCCACTATTCACCAATCATACGAAGGGCTGTAAAAGACCTTTCCAGCTACAAGATGGAGAAGGAGGAACTTCTATCTGAAGGAGTTACCGCCCTCCTAGAAGCCGCAAAAAGGTTCGACTTGGAGCGAGGTTTTAGGTTTTCTACCTATGCCAAGTGGTGGGTAAAAGGAATGATGTATAGTCACATCACAAAGAACTACTTCATGGTCCATGTCTGCACGAGCCACAATCGGAAGAACCTATTCTTCGGACTCAGAAAGATTATAGCTATCGCGCTTAAAAATCACGGGTCATTCCGCCTCACGGGCGCTCTCGCTAATGAGCTAGCCGAAGAATACTCTACCACAACAACTGAAATTCAGATGATGTATGACATGATTAAAAAGCCATATGACATGTTTTCAGAACCCATCGGTAATTTCGACCGAAGTGATGGAGAAAAAATCACGAAGGGCGACACTATAGGAGACAAAAATCCTCAATCCGAGGATATCGTCATTGACTATAGCGTTAAAACGTTCCAAAGAAAATTGATTACGGATGCTATGGAAAAAGTTCTCACCGACCGAGAAAAAAGAATTTTCGAGCAGAAACTTCTTCTCAACAAACCAGAACAACCAACCTTGGAAGCTCTGGGAAAGGAATTTTCTATTTCCAAGGAACGAGTAAGGCAGCTTCGAAACCATGCTAGAAGCAAAATAGAAAAGGAGATTGTTCAAGTCGTTAATGTAATGGGTATCGACCCAACCGACTTTTACATCATATAAAAGATAGACAAGCGGATATCAGCATCTAGGATGTTGGTGTTCGCTTGTTTTCTTAGGCAAGCAACAGATTACTAGAATCCCAAAAGGTAGACAATTCCGCTCTTCTTCTATTAATCAATCCTTGATTGTTGGCTCCACTCACAGTAACCCATCGCATCCACGCTTGCGGGATATTGTTAAGCTGGCTCGTGTTAACTGCACTAGCTACTGTGCTTCTTGCGAATGCTCCATTTCCTATATTGAAAGAAAGAGAAACCATTCCATCAAACTGGTTCTGAGTAATAGGAACTGTTATTGTCTGACAAACTCCCTGTTCGAACCGTGCAAGATCAAGACGGAACAACCTATCAACCTCTTCATCAGAAATTCTAAGATTCGCTCTGTCTCTCGTAAGTTGTCTTATATCTTCTCTAGTGACTGCTCCCGAAATAGTGTCTCCGAAAATTACATCACCAGAGACAATCAAATGTCCTACTCCAATCGTGGGCTTTCCTCCAGCATCAAGGTATCCATTGTTCCTGACAGCCTCATGCTGCTTTAGAAATTGAACTAGGGCATCCGACGAGGTAAAACTACTACAATCATCTATTTCTCCTGGTAGGGGATCTCGTATCTTTATGTACTGAGGTGCTTCTGCTACAGAATTTCCAGAATAAGGAACAGCCTGATACAGTCCTGGCGAGTCACCAGGATTTGGAGAACCTAAGAGACTTATAGGGAACAATGCACTCAGCGTCGTGGCTCCAAATCTAGATTGTGCGTCTTCTGCTTCCGATATGAAACCATTTAATCCAATTGTTTGCTGGCATCTATTCGGCCATGGTTGATGTTGAGGAACAACAGATCCAGGTATAGTATCAAACTCGGATGGAGGATTCGTACATTGTTGTTTCTCTGTATCCGTAGGAACACGAGGCACGGGAGAAAGAGTTAATGGAGAAACCGACGATGCTCCCGTTGCTGGAAGTGCAGGAATAGATGGGGTCGGGGCGCTAGAGTTTATCAACACCAATGCGGCATTCAAACTGTAGCTTCCACTGACTGATAGATTATATCCGCCAATAGATGTAATATTTGTAGAACCCCCAAGAGCGGTAAAATTAGCACCGGTCGTACCAGTGGCAAAGAACCCTCCTAGAGCGAGTATGTTGGTGTCCAGTAATGATTGTATGTGGATCTCTCCACCAGACAGAATATCTATATCCTTTGCCACATCCACCTTGAGAGAGCTAGTAGGTTTGAGTATATCACCAATCTTGAGATCCAAATTACCAAAATTGTGAATTGTAGTATTTCCACCTAATAAGGGTCCTCCGATACCCCAAGTAGGATTAGGATCGTAATTCAAGTCCTGTGGTGGAGTATCATTCTTGTTCAACTCTACGTCTACATCGCCTTTTAGTCTGATATCAGAATTTCTTCTCACCAAGACATTCAGATCTCTCTGGACATCAATATTCAAATCCCTATCAGCTACCAGATTGATATCTTTTTTAGCGTGGAGAGAGAATGACCCCTCACCAAACACGTTTATGTCGCCTTTATCATCTACCAACTCAATCCATACCTTGCCTCTCGCTGTGCTTATATAGATATACGGCTGGTCGCATGAATCGTTCATATAGATCTGAGAACCGGCAGATGTTCTAAGTCGAATCGCTTGAAACTCTGGATGATCATCCATAACAAGCTGATGTCCCATGCTATTGATATTATCGAACTTGCTTCTTGAATTCCGTACAGAAGTTTCGTCTTTGAATCTCTGTCCAGACACGGCGTTTAGATTTCCCTTCTCGCTATCATAGGCCCATCCAGGGGATTTGAAACCAGTAACATACGATGGACTCTCTCTTCTACTACTGGAATTTCCTGCCCCTCGCGCATCACACAAGAGTCCTGCTTCTCTAAGATTTTCCGCAAAATCTCGTTGAACTAAAACCGAGACTAATTCACGGTCGATAGTCTTTTTCCTTGCATCTGTTCGTCCTCCATCCGAATCTGATGCAGTGCTGGCACTTACTAGTCCTCTCGTTTTGTCTAACGCTGGAATAATAGCATCACTAGGGGATCCTTTTTTGAATTGATCTGTAATTGGATGTGTCGGTTGCCCGTTTACTTGTTCTTCTTTAAAATCTTCTGGTGGTCTTCCAGAAGCTCCTGGAACCATAAAGTTTCTGTCAAATTTAGGAGAACAACCTATCCAGTAACCCTTGTTCGGATCCCCATCAGCAAAAAGAATACCTACATTGTCTCCTATTCTGGGCTGAGCCCAGAAACCATAAGACATAACATCTCCACTCTGAGAATTTCTATTGTCACCATCCGAAGCGGCTGGGTTTCTATAATCATCACCACCAAAAAATGGAAACATAGGAGTGCATCTAATCCATCCATTTCGAAGCTCTTGTTCCCATTCTAATCTTCTTCGTTCATTGTCTCTATCTGGAGTTGTTCCACCATAGTCTGGAGTATTTCTTCTAGTTGATTTACTAAATGTTGAAATAGATTTGCTAGCGATTTTTACCCAAATTCTTCCAAGGAATTGCTCGTCAACGTCGTCCATGACAACGCCAGTATAAAACATATTCATTTGCTGTTGGGGATTTGGTACTTCTCTTCCCCTAGCCCATTCCTGTCTTACTAGTCCTCCTAATCCTTCATCTTTGTATTTTGACATTATGTTTATGCTCCACCAACATCTGTTAATGCGCCAGTATTAATTTGTACTTGAACAGATTCTTCGAACTCATTGACTCGTTGGGGCCTAATTTCTGCCTGACTCGGAACATCCTTCCTTGTCTTAGCAGCGTTGTTCACCTCTCCTACTGTAATAAACCCTTCTACATAATTGATATGGTGGATCTTGGCTGCTTCAATAGTTTGAGTAAATTTCCCTCCTTCAAATTTACTAGTAACATTAAGAACTTCATAAAACCCTCCCAATATAGAACAACTAGTAGAAGCCTCTTGTCTATTCGGGTTCATCAAATCGTCCTGCCTTGGTGCAAACATCCTTAGAAAAATTACCCTAGCAGGAAACGCCCTTACTATCCCTCTCCTGTCCTCTATGTTCCCTGTATCCACATCCTTAACTGCTATTGGGTTTGTTAAAGTATCCACAGATTCTGTTGCATATGGAGAAAACAGCCATATGGGATCTCCGCGAACCTGTAAGTTATCGAGGTGGAGAAGATCATTCTCTAGATGATCATCTAGATTAACTTGATACTTATTTCGTCTTGGTTCTGGTTCACTTCCTCCTGAACCAAAATAATTGGATCTAGGAGAGTCGTTGAATCCTCCACCAAGAATCGTGAACACGTCCGGTGTGTTGCCTGTCAAATTACAAAACGGGCTAGGATTATCTAGGTTTCTACCAAGAACTTTTTCCAAAGTAGATTCTATTCTCGCTCTATTTCTTGAAATAGTGGACGAAGCATCTGGTGAAAGAGGACTATCCCCTTCCCCCGTTGGGGGTATCAATCCTTTAGCATTCTCAGTGCTAATAGTCTGTCTGTTGTTTGTTACATTAGCAGCAGATGCTTGAACCATATCCCCTGCCAAAGATCCAGAATCCACTTGAACATTAAGTTGTTGGAAATAGAATGCCTGTAAATCAATGTTTAGATCCAATACTTCTGTATTATTTCCGGTATGAATGTAATCATATATTCGATTTATCATACCAAATTCTGCCATATTCTGAATTCGATTCACTTGCGCAGAGACATCGGAGATAAGTTTAGCCGAATCCTTATTTGTAATAGTAGCCTTCTTATAAGTAGCGAATGGTTCGATTATATACTCGATTGTCATTTCGCTAAGATCTTGTATATCTGGATTTGCTTGCCCTGATGCTCCATAGAGAACATTGTATCTAATAGTCCAATGAATTCTTGGTTCTGCGAACGCAGCATCTTCATCATTCAAAAAACTATCCCAAGTTAAGGATACATCCGACAATGCAGATTGGAGCAACGTCATAACATCCATACCGGCACCACCGGATACAGCACTTCCTTGTTCTGGGCCTTCTCCTACGAATCCTCGTTTATCTTCATGACCATTTTGGTTAGTAAAAAACTTAGCTTCTAATAGCTGATCTGGAGCATGGAATTTGTATGTTCTCTTTATTATCCCATGCGTCCTTTCATCCTTCTGAACTTCCATAGCCGTTTTTAGGTTATTAAGAAAATCACCAAACTTCAATTCTTCAGATGTGTATATAGCACTAGCATCAACTATAGCTTCTTCTGGACGCCAAGCTACTCCACCATACGGAACTAAACCAAGCTCATATGTCGTGCCAGTATGTTCTACTTTGGCATCTATATGAGATATATGAAAATAATACGACACCCTGTTGGTATCAACTCCATTCAGTTTACTATCCAGAGAAATATTATCTACCCACTCTCCAGAATTTTGGTTGTACCCAGAAAAGAATATATCTAATCTATAGATCACTCTTCCCGTATTAATTTGTTTGTATCCCAACGAATCGGCCAGGACTCTAATATCTTCTGGTAATTGTAACCCATGTGGCTCAACCAATGTCATTTTTGCAGTAGTCAAAAACGACTGAAACGGGTTCTTTTCATCTGGAGACATATTGTTCGTTATTTCGAGTGACTTTATGTTGTAATAATTCCTAACAGAAATATCTTTTTCTATAGGAGAAGAAGAGATACTAGCCCCTGTTGCAATATCAAATTCGGCAGTTGCAAATAATTCCGCAGCACTCAATTCGTTAATTGGATTTACTTCTACAGTTTCATTTCTAAAAACATCACCCGTAGATGCAATAACTACGGACTTTTCTGCCTTGATTTGTCTCTGTAGCAAATCCAGGCCATTTGCTCCTGCACTCCTATTTTGAGAGGATAAAGGCAACTGAACCTGAAGTTGGGTTATTTCCGAATTGGGCATCATCGACAAAACCATATGATGCTGAACATTGATATATCCATTCAGAGCATTTTCTGGAATAAAATCTCCCCCCTCCTGTACTAGCTTCTTAAATCTATCATTGGGAGCAACTTTGAAAATATTCTGCTTTACAAACACCCCAGAATTAGATATGGCAGTACCACTGTTGTTTTTATTCTTTCCTAAAACAACATTTGCAGTATTCGATGCATTACCTAAAAATGAATTTTTGAAATTCAACTCATCCAAAAAAGCAGCCTCGACATCAATAGAATTCCTTAGTTCCCTTAGTGTAAGTGTATTCGGTGTTCTGGCTATACTCCCTCTTCCTCCCAATTCTCGTAGAGGGGTTTCAGTTTTACCTACTACTTGAACGGATTGTGCTGCTGGAAATTGTAAAGTATCGCTTACTCCCTGGTTTCCTGATCGGCCAAGATTCACATTTCTTCTAGCTACTGATGCTTGTCTAGATACTCTCTCTCTGGGTGTTTCGTTGGCTTGCAACGCAGCCGTTTCTACGGTCGAAGAGGTAGAGCCAGATGGTCCTTGAGCATTAAACTGCCCATCAAGATCTTCCACTCGATCATTTCTACCTCTAACACCAAAATTCCTTTTGAATATATTCGCCATCAAATAAGACTCCTTACAAACGAAGGGTGCGGAACGACATACGATTTATTGACTATCAAATCAAATATCGGATCCTCTAATCCATTTCTATTTGGTATTACCCAGAACAAACCAGCATCCCCATACAAATCAAAAGCCAAATTGTCCGGTCGTTGGTGGTATCTTTCATTAACAAGTTTCACTATGACATCCAACCTATTCGGAGAAATGGGTCTGTGAATATAATACAACTGGAACCTGCCAAAAATAGGGGTAAAAAAGTACGGTGACGATGAATCATATTGTGGTTCAAAAGTGGCCATTAGTCTCCCCCTCTAACAATCGGATTTCTTTTGTTAACAAAATTCGCAGGAAGTTTGTGGAAACTCTTCCTACTTCTAAGCATATCCCCAGATCTATAATCCGCCAGACTCCAGTTAGACCAAAATCTGGGAGAATGTTGAACTACCAACGAGATAGATGAAACCTCAAATTTCATGGGTAACCATGTATAGGCATGGTTTAACCCTGTTCCATGTTTTGCAAAGCTCAATCTCCTGCTAATATATTCATCCGTGTCAAATTCCGGTATACCAACATAATCCACGTCGTTAGGAAACGACCAATCTGCTTTTTCCAATAGTACCGGGACTCTATGGAATGCATAATTGCCATAAGCCGAAAACCACATAGGAGAAGGAGGACGACCAGTTTGATTCTTACCAAAATCCATCTGACTGTATGTTCTAAAAAAATGAAGTACCGACAACGCATATACAGCATTATCAAAAGTATCACAAGTCCATACCGCATTCTGAATACTAATTCTCACATTATCAGTGTTTCTATATACATGGAAAGACTCGTTGGCGTGGGTTAATTCCACCGCATCATAGTTCACACTTACACCTTCACTAATTATTGGATTATATGGGAATACTAATCCGCCCGTCATGAGAATAGGGAACAGGGCATGTTGTGATGATCTCCGTCTGAGACTATTAGTAAGATCTCTTTCTTCAAACGCCCGTTCTGCTAGGGAAGAAGATGTAGAGCTTTTTGCTCTCTGAAGACGATCTTGGACCAGCCCCCTATCAGTCTCTCCTATATTCATGAGATCAAATGGTTCCAACGTAACAGCCACTTGCTCAAAGGCAAATGAAGTCTTGCTATCTTGTGTTTTATCTGCAACGGTTGCCATTATTCATATCCAATTTCTGATGTCTCGAATATTTATTAAGAAAACACCTTGACTTTCCTAATGAAAAACTTAGATTTTTCATGACAAAAATCAAATTGGAAATTTTTTATGGCGGCTAGGAAGAAGAATTACCTCAATAATGGGGACCTAATCAAAAATATCAGAATTGCAAAAGAGAACCAAGTGGACCATCCAGAATGGACTCCGGCCCAATGTATGCCTCCCGAACTAGTGAAAATGTGCAGTCTTTTAGTGGAAAAATTCGCTCAGAAGAAGAATTTCAGAAACTACACATACATCGAGGATTGGAAGAGTGAAGCCATTTTGGCACTCCTTCAGAACGGTCTAAAGTTTAATGAAGAAAAAAGCAATAACGCTTTTGGTTACTATACTCAGATTGTAAACCATGTTTTCTTGACACAGCTTGAAAAAGAAGAGAAAATGCGTAATATTAGAGATGATTTGATTGAACAGCAAAACAACCCCAAGCATCTTCCATCTCACACTAGGCAGCTTCAGAATGAAGAATCTGGAGTTAAGAGCAGACTGAAACTTGAACATATATTCTATGGGGAAGACATTCCTCCAGAGCCTGACCCCAAAAGGTTTTCTAGGCGATGGAAGAAAAAGAAGGTTGATGTAAAGGCGGCTCCGGCCCCCAAGACCACAACCAAAAAGGCTACGACCGCAAAGAAAGTGACCAAGAAGAAGACAGCGAGGAAGAAAACTACTGGTACCAAATGAAGATACTGAGAAGCACAAAATGGAGTGGTTATTCAATAGGAGATCCAGAATGGACCTACATAGAGATGAACAAGACCGTGCTATTTAAAAATCAGGTCATTGCCGTAACTCACAATGGAAATTGTAATATAGTAGAAGGAGATCCAGAACTGGTAGAAAATTGGTTGGGTGGTGACGACAGCTTAAGTAATTATTACACTAGTGATCTAGGACAACCAACAGAACCGGGCGTATATCTAGTTGATGTACAAACTTGGGTAACCTCTGGAAGTTATGAATATCCAAATGATACCGATGTGGAATTTTCAATAGAAAATATTAGACAGCTAGATCTTGATGTTCCCCAAATCCCCTTCGAAAATTTCTCCGACGCTCTCCACTTAGAGCCTCCCCTATTCAAACTTGAAGGAACGAGCCCAGAAGACAATTACGTAACAGACCAAAATACTCCCCCTTTCCGTATCGTAGGTAAGGGCATGTCACGGTATGTGAAATGAATGCGTTCAAAAAAGCACTGATGCTCACAGACATTCATTTCGGAAAAAAGACCGATAGTCTTATTCATAACCAGGACTGTTTGAAGTTTTTGGAGTGGGCCATAGAACAGTATCATCTCCACGAGTGCGATACCATCATATTCGGCGGGGACTGGTCGGACAACGGAACAAAAATTCGTCTCGATACTAACTGGTATTCATACCAAGGTGTCGAGCTTCTTACAAATGCATGTTCGAACATAATTTGGATAGTAGGGAACCACGACGTTTTCTATAAAGAGAATCGAAGCATACATAGCCTTCCATTTCTGGAAAGATCCAACAAAATTCGCCTCATAAACGAAGTCACTGAAATCGGAGATTGTCTTTTCTGTCCATACCTTATAGGCGATGAATACGCCAGCGTTCCAGACAAGAAAGTGAAATATGTATTCGGGCACTTCTCCCTCCCTCTCTTCCTAACCAATGACTCTTACGAAATACCTGAAACCGGAAGAGGGCTCCATATGGACCACTTCTGGCAATGCGAAGCTGTATTCAGTGGCCACTTCCATAAGAGGCAGGTGAAGATCAATAAAAACGATATTCCAGTATATTACATAGGGAATTGTTTTCCTCATAATTATAACGACTTGCATGACCGCTCCCGTGGGTGTATGATTCTGGAATGGAACAAAGAGCCTCACTTTCTTGATTGGAAAGAGGCTCCAAATTACAACCGAACTACATTCTCAGAATTGCTATCCGTTATCGAGAATGGAGAATTTGAAGAGAAATACACTGCACAAAGTGTTATTGACTGTCGGGATGATGTTGGTATAGAATTAGAGCAACTTCAAGAAATAAAAGCCGTTCTCCTAGAAAAAATCAGAGAAATCAATGTTCTTCCATTACCAAAAGATTCCGAAGTCACCAAGAAAGTATCTCTACCAGAAGGGAAATCAGTCAGTGAACTTATCAGAAGTCAGTTGAGTCAGATAGACACGGCTGACGGAAAATATGATCGTGAACTTCTTATTGACATATTCGACACCATCGGAATCGATAAATAACCTCACAATCTTGATTATGCACCTACATATTCCTATAGTGAGAAGTGTGTGATGATTACCGACGCACAAAACAGGATTCTATCCTACATTCAAGAGAATGACGAGAGGGGAGTTAGCACGAAGGAACTCTTTGATTATCTTGTTGAAACTGGTCCTACAGACAGCTTCAACAGAAAGGGACTCCTTCACCATCTAAGACAATTAGTTGGGCGAAACTTAGTAGAAACAAAAGACGAGTGTGAACAGTTCTGTGATGGATTTTGTCACTGGCACTGGCATATCAAGAAGAAGGCAACATGAAAGATATAACAACACCAACACTTCAATTTCTGGAAAATAAAGAACTCGTATCCACGGACACTATTTTCAACCACCTATTGGAAACACAAATGGTATCAAACACCAGAACCGATAGGAAACAAACCTTCAAAACCCTCACAACCTTACGTGATCTCGGCACTCTCAGAAAGAATTCAGGTGTAGAATCCGGCTCTAAAACTCTAGGATTCCTATGGACCTTAATTTCGACTGAGAACTAATGACATTTGGATTACGCTTCCTTTCAATAAGCCTAAGAAACTTCCTCTCCTTCGGTAGCAAGGAGACCATCGTTCGTCTCGACGGAAACATGATGACTGTCATCCTTGGTATGAATATGGATACCGGGGGAGAAGACTCCCGAAACGGTGTGGGAAAGAGTGCCATTATCGATGCCATCAGCTATGCTCTGTTCGGCAAGCCCGTTCGCCAAAAAGTTACCATCCCCAAACTAGTAAACAAGCAGACCAGAAAAGGGCAACCTATGATGGTGGTTATAGAATTTGAAAAAGACGATCTTGTATATAGACTAGAACGGGGCGAGAATCCAAGTCGAATCAGATACTACATAAAAGCCATAGATAACAACGAGAGTATTCTGGCCCGAGAAGGTAGTAAATTCAAATATGAAAAATCCAAGAGCAAGAAAGAAGTCACCAACGACATAGAGGAACTTCTAGGATTCGACCATGACTTATTCGTATATCTAATCGCACTGTCATCAGAGACCGATGATTATCTGTGGTTGAAAGAAGCCGACCAGAGAAAAATAAACGAAAAGCTATTCGGTTTCGAAATTATGGCCAAAAAAGCCAAACTTCTCAGCGATGATAGAAGAATAAAGAACCGGATATTGGCAACACTTGAGGGCTCACTATCAGCCACAAGAGCGGCCAATAAGAGAATCCAAACGGAGATAGATTCTATTCAACTTCGTTCTTCTGCTTGGGAAGCAGAACACGAGAAAGATCTTTTCGATCTAGACGAAGTGATACAAAGCCTATCCAAAGTGGATGTTAAGTCGGAAATGGAACTTCTGAAACTCAAAGATGAACTAGTAGCCATGGTATCCGAAGCATCCACGAAAATGAAAGGCATGGCATCAAAATCCGAACTTCACAATCAGGCTGTCAATCAATGCGTAGCTGAAATAGGTAGGAGCGAAAAAGATCTTGAGTTGATATCATACCAACTAAAAGAACTCAACGATAGTACATGTCCGACATGCAAGCAGCATTGGGAACCAGATCCTCAATTCAGATTGGACTTAGAAATCAAATCTGGCAATCTGTTGGATAAACTAGAAGTCGCTACTGCAAAACTACCCTTGGAAGAAGATCATCTATCAGATGCTAGAAGCGATATGGCAAACGCTGTAGTTCAAGAATCCGGGTTAAAAACTCACCTCTCAGAAATTGAGAGTAATGGAGATTTGACTTATAATTCTGTTGAAGAAGCTGCTGGAGCCGAGGCCACTTTGCTCGCACTAAGAGAGCAGCTTGAATCTCTGAAAACCGATGCCAACCCACATATCAAAAGTGTAGAAAGACTAGAGACTAAAGCACTCGAAAAAATCGATGATTCTGAATACAAGGAATCTAAAAGACTTGTGGATCACTACGATCTCTTGATAGAACTTCTCACCAAGAAAGACAGCTATGTTCGCAGACACATAATAGAGCAATGGTTGCCATACTTGAACGGAAGAATCGCGCACTGGCTAACCATTCTTGAATTACCACACTCTGTGCATTTCCAATCAGACATGTCGGTTGAGATCATGAAGTTCCACGAAGATTATGATTACGGGAACCTATCCAAGGGAGAAAGGAACAGACTTCGAATCGCTCTCAGCCTATCCTTCCAGGAAGTGTTCCAATACATGAACTATCCCATCAACCTTATCTGTGTTGATGAAATGATCGACAACGGAATTTGCCCAAGAGGGGCAGAAAATGCCGTTGCCGCACTCCGAGAAATCAGTCAAACACAAGGGAAACGAGTCCTGCTTGTTACCCACCGGGAAGACATTGCCGCCAATGTCGAAGATGTCATGCTGGTTGTGAAAGAAAATGACATCTCCAGAATTGAATATTCCAATGAAATCAATGACTTAGACCTAGATGAACTTTTCTGAAGAAAAAACTTGCAATATTTTCGATAGTTGTTTATAATAAAAAGCATCAGAAATCAACTAGGAATTACCCCAAATGGCTGTTCGCAGCAAGTCCAAAAACCGAGCAAAAGACAAACGTCGAGTTCGCCGCATGGAAAACCAAAACCGCGATGTGGCTCACGACATTCCTCTCGGAAAGGCTTGCCGCCGAGG